CAGCTCTTGTCGGACTTAAAAGAGACCGTCTTAGGGTTAAAACAGAAGCGCCATAAATTTCACCGGTAAAAGAAAACGCTCGATAATTATATTTGCTATTTGAAAAATAAGCACCCCGATTACTTGCCACCTCTGTTAAAACATTAGTTATGTTAGGCGACTCAAAGCCCTCAAAAGCTCGCAAAACATTAGTTAGACCATGATTGTGTAGGGTTATTTCGATGTCATTTGTTGTATCGTCTAGTGTAATATATTCCATATTTATGTGGGCAGAACGTCAGTTCGCCTTCCTATTTCTCTAATTAATTCGTCAATTCTGGCTTGACTATCAACAGAACCAATACTAATATTAACATTTATCGGTCTAGAATTTGAAAGTAAAGAAGATGTTTTGTCGCTTGAAATAACATCAGACCCAGACGGTAAATTTACCAACTCTGGTCCGTTTTCCCCAACAATCGCCATACCACCTCTAAAGTTATCAACTCCTTGAGCAAATTTTGGAAAAAAACCACCTGTACCGGAAAAAGTTGGAAAAATAAATCTTAATACATCAGAAAGCCAACCAGACCCAAAAAGACTTGGTAAGTTATTATCTATCCATTTCTTAAATGAAAAGCCAAACTCTCGCCCTGCTGATTCCCCAGCTTTAACAGCTGGAGTAAGCGTGGCATTACTAATCGTATCTTGAACTGTCTGTTGTAAATTGTTTTGATTATCTGCGACTTTTTTATTTAAGGCGTTATTGTAATTATCGCCAGCTGTATTTCCCTCTGTTGTTGCAGAAGTTGTAATTTCTTTTAGTCTTTTTTGGTGTTCTTCTTCAGCGACAAGACTCTCTTCAGCGTATTGTCTTTTAAGTCTTGAAATGTCGTCTTCTCTTTGTTGATCTTTAATTGATGCAACATCAGAGCTATGGGCATCTAAAATGTCCTTTTCCTCTTTTAGCGAAGCCTCATAGTTTACAATTTGTTTTTGATGTTCCTCAAGTTGTTTTTGTGTTAATTCTTCATTGTCCGCAATAAGTTTCGCTTTTTGTTCGTCATAAGCGATATTTTCTTCTTCAATTTGAGTTTGTAAATCAGATAATTTTTCTTGTGTAGCTGTTTGACTGGCCGCTAAATCTTTGTCGAGTTCTTCTTGAATTGATACGGTTCGTTCTCGATAAGCGGCGGTTTCTTCTAAAATTTGAGCTTTAAGATCGGCAATTTTAGTTTGACTGCCATTTTTACCTTTAGCAATTTCCTTATTGATTTGTTTTTGTAGTTCGGCGGTTTTTGTTTCGTAAGTTGACTTTTCATCTGCTAAATCCTCTTGAGCATTTGCTCTAAGAGTTGCGTTTTTTTTCTCTTCAGATTCTAATTCTTCAGCAATATTTTTCTTTATTTTGCTTAATTTATCTGAATGGTCGTCTTCCATTTTTTTAACCGACTCAGCGTAAGACTTAGTTGTTTCCTCAATTTTTTCTTGATATTTTTCATTTTCCTCTGTAATTTGTTTTTCGATGCTTTTTACTTTATCCTGATGCGCCCAAATCATGTCCGCCAAAGACTCTCTAAATGATTTAAGTCTTTTGGCGTTTGATTTTTCGTAATCCTCATTAACGTCTTTTATCTGTTTTTTAATAGCCTCTGCCGCTTGTGCCGCATCGTCAACAATTTCATCTGTAACATTTCCGCTTTCGTCTTTTATATTAGACAAATCACGTTTTGCGGATTCATTTATGGTTGAAAACGCATCAACAAAGGAATTAGCGATCCTTTCGCTACCACTTGAAAAAGAATCTTGAGCTGATGCCCAATCGCCGCCCACCAAATAGCCCAAACCGGCACTAAAATCACTAACAGCTTTAAACGGTGCGGCGATGATTCCGGCGACTGATTTAAGCACTGCTGCGGTCACAATGGCTATTCTTTGAAGGCTTGTAAAGTTTTGGCTAACAAAATCAATGGCGTTTTTTAGATTATTTCCTAAATAAACTGTTAACTCCCTGATTGCCGGAAGTAGCGCATCACCAATTTTTGTTTTTAATGTTTCGAAATTAATTGTTAAAAGTCTTTGTTGGTTAGCAAAAGCATCGCTAGTTCTAATAAAATCGCCTTGAGCATTTTTAGTTGTGGATAATAGATAATTTAATCTGATTAAAGCCTTTTCTTGTTGGCTCATCGATTCATAAGATTTATCTATCCCTTGAGAAAGCGCATAAGCCTGTAAATTTGCCACGCCCATGTTAATACCAAGTTGTTTTAGAGGCTCTGTTTCGCCACTAATACCAGACCTGATTTTAGTAAACGCCTCTTCGTGTTTTAAGTTATAAAAAGAGGCAACGTCGCCTGCTAAACCAGTCATTTTTTGTGAAAACTCAGCCACTTGGTCGCTAGTCATGCCCATTGAGCTTAACATTGCCCCCATAGTACCAGAGAATTTCTTCGCAGAAAGCAAGGAAAGCCCAAAGTCTTGAGTCGCTTGCTCTGCCCAAGCGTTCATCGTTTGAGTATTTTTACCAAAGACAACGTCCACAACGTTTTGGACCTCTGCTAAATCGGATGCTAGTTTGATAGAATCTTGGAGCGCTTGATTTATTTTATGTAAAGCTGTGATAAAAATAGCGGCGTTGGCAATCTTTGAAAACGCAGAGTGTAAACCGGTCGCTGACTTGGTGGCGCCATCTAATTTGCTAGTAGTCGATTTTAATCCCTTTTCGACTCCAGTACTATTTAGTTCTGTATCCCAAACGACTGTGCCTATTACTTCTTTTGCCATATTATCTTTTTTTTGTTATTAATTGTTTTAACTTTTTCCTATCAGCTTTAATTTGTTCGATATTAACTATTTCATCTGAATCATCGGCGATTCTTTCACGAAATTGTCTTAATAACTCAGTTTGATCGTGGTGCTTGTATTGAGAAAATAGCGCCACCTCATAATTGTGCAGTTGTCTTTGAGCCTCAAGTTTAGTTGCTTCCTTTAGAAAGGCGTAAAATCTTGTAATCGGCTCGTTTAAGACATCTTGAATGGTATAACCCTTATACACACTCAAGAAAAACGCTATTGCTTTTGTGTAGGTACTTTTTTTTTACCCTGATACTTAGCAGGGACATCCTGTTGTGTACCAGCAACAGCGTTTGCAATGAAACGAATAATCCCAGCAACTACTTGCGGTTGCATTTTTTTCCAATTTCCATGATATTTAGGGATCATTTCTTTTAAAACCTCAAATAAGGTTGAAAAAGCCTCTTCTTCTTTAGATTCAGCATCCTCAACCTTATTATTTTTTCTAAACTCAACAGCTTCTTCTTGTAAAGATTCTGCTTTAGCCAATTGCATTAATTGCCCGACGGTGGGTAAATCAAAAATATAAAGGCGTTTAAAAAACCTTCCTCTAATTTTGATCCCAATTTTTCTTGGTTTTAAGTTGTCAGTATCTAAAATTGTGCTATTGGCCATAAATTTCCTTTTTAAGAACCCGTTGTTTCAACAGTTGCTAATTGGCCATAAGTTGCAGATTCTGAATCAATGTCTGCCAAAGCAGTAAAGACCACAGGATAGAAACGACCAGTCGTTGCCTTGTAACTAATTTCCAAAGGACTGGCAACAGAAACATTTGGAAAGGTCCAAACTTCACTGCCATCATCAGGCGTAAAAATCAGCTTGTAAGTTGGCAATTGTCGGCCGCTTAGACCACCAACAACCACTTTGCCACCAACTTCAGTAGCACCGCCAAGCGCAACTTTAAGATTTTCCAAAGTCGTTTCGCTCAAATTAGCAGTAATCGTCAAACCCTCTCCGGTTGTAACTTGTTTTACTGGCATCGTACCAAAGCGACTGCAAAGAAAATTGTAGACTTCAATGGAATAATTAATAATAATACCGTCCTCGTTCGTGCATCCAACGGATCGTGGAGCATTGACTCCATCGTCAATCGATAAATCTCCAGAGCCAAGATGCATGTCTGTAACACCACTCATATTTACCTTTCTTATTTAATACGTCTAATAAAACGTATCGATAACATATATATTTTTCTATTTTGGCTGTCTTTATCCAGATCGTTTATCGTTCCAAGATCGTTTGAAAAACAAACTAAATAATTTCCAACTTCATAGAACTTTTTTTGGTGAAGTAAATTTTTCACCGCTAATAGTATATCATATCCACCGGTGTCATTGCAATAAAGAGAATAAAAATCAATGTACTCATCTTCCCAATTAAAAGTCGTGTCAGGTGCTGGACTTGAAGTTGTCACAAGATACATTCCCTCTTTAATATCCGCCGGAAAGTCTCCAATAAACAGATTTGTTCCAACTGTTCCTATTGAATTTTCCTCTAAATAATGAGCTAAATCTTGAATAAACATTTAACCTCCTAAAATCTTACGACCCAAATACTTTTTCCAATACATAGATGCGTGTGCAAGCTCTGTATTTACCGGATCACGTAAAAAGAATGACTTTTTTCCTGGTCTTGAGTGTCTTTTGATTACTCTTTTTCCATCACCGCCAAACTCTTGAAACGCCGCATATCTTTTAGCATAACCAATTCGCTGATGAGCTTTACCGGCGCCAACTCTAAAAAAACTCGATCTGAGTTGTCCAGAAGACTTACCAGATCCGCCCTCGCCTTTAGTCAGGCTTACTGGAACCTGTTTTTTGCTATTTCTTTCAATATTTGAAACCATTGAATCAATTGCTAAAGCGGCGTTTTTGGAAACCATTTTAGCAAATAAAGGACTTTTGTCGTTTTTAATGTAAATTAGTTTTGACATTAACTCCCCTCATCATCAGTATAAAGTTGTAAATTACATTTTATAAACTGAATCTCGCTATCAAATCTTCGAGCAACTATAACTTGATCGATTCGATAATATTTCCCCTCAAAAGACAAAATGTCCCCCTCTTGGACCGTAGATGTTCCGGAAAACCAAATCATCGCATCACATTGATAGCTTTCGTTATTCATGTTTCTTTGAAGAGCGTTTACATATCTAAAATGGCACGATGAAGAAACAGGGCTCGAAATAACCTGACGTCCGAAATCGTTTCTAGTATAAGAGTAAATTTGACAGGTTTGAAGAAGTGGTGGGCAAATCATAGCAAAGGCTTTCTGAATCCATCAAGAGTAGATAAAATATTTTCCTCATAGGCGGCATTTTCGCCTTGAGAATTAACTCTATAACTATATCCCTCAATGTTTTCAGATAAAAGCCCTCTTGATTGAGCAAGAGAATATGCCGTTTGTATTTTAGCGGTTACAAGTTGAGTTGCAACGACCTCAACTGTATCAGGTAAAGCAATAGAGAACATTGCAGTAATTTTAATTCCGGGCCGACGTTTTCTGAAAAACATATAACTGCAAAGCCTGATCTCATTTTTTATATCTTTATTAAGAGGATAAAGTTGATAATAATCGGTTGCAACTAACTCTCTTTCATTTCCATAGCAATCAATTAATATGATTGAGGTGGGATTAGAAAAATCATCAGTAAAAACACTATGGCCATTATCTGTATCATAATACTTTGTTTCATTTTCTGGAGTTCCTGTTGTATCAACGTCGGCCCATTGGCGGTTAGTGTAATTGGTAATAAGTTGCGAAACAGATTCAATGTAACTTGGTAAAAGCGCTATTTCCTGTGCAGTTAAACTTCTTTGCAGTAAATTTTCAACATTAACCTGATTAGTGTACTTCATATTTTATTTTGTTTTTTATTTTATAAATTAGTTAATTGTTTCTGCCCCTATCTAAAGGGGCAGTGACAGTTAACTAATTAACTACCCTCAGTCCCGGCACGGATTACAGCAAATCCCTCTGGGAAAACAGTTTTAGCGTTCATTCTCTTGATATTACGAACACACGCCATATCGTTTTGGATTAGATTCAAATCATTACCGTCTGCATCTTCTACAGTACCAGCGTTGAAATAATCAATTCTCATTCCATCCTTTTCAACTAAAATGGCATTTTTCAAATTACCATAGACGAGTAAGGCTTCATCTTCAGTTTGACCCTCAGCATTGTAGGCAGGTAAAGCCTCAGTTTCAATAACTGGGCGACCAAAAACAGTACCAGCGAAACCATTAGTTGCGCTTTGTAAAAAGATCGGTCGATCTTCTTTGTCTTTAATGCGAGTTAAAACACCAATCATAGTTGGATTTGCATACCATTGACCGGCTGTAATAGAGCCAGAAATCGAATACATGGCTCGATTTAAAACTAACCAATCAATCGTTTCGGCATCAGTTGAGCCAACCCAAGACTCATGCACTCCTGTTTGATTTACGATACCAGTTGTGGCATCGGTAAAGATCAAAGCATCTTCTTTTGCGGCGAACGCACGAGCAAATCTGTCAAGAACATCGTTGTAAATGTCAATAGCAGAATCAGCTTCAAGCTCATAAGTTAAAGGAGCAAGTCCGAAATACTTATCAACCGAAACAGTCACACGTTTATAAGTGTTTTTGCTAGAAGTACCAGGTTGTGCTTCTCCAACTTTAGAGATAGTCACAGATTGATCACCGAGAGTTAATTCAACTTCAGATGAAGTAGTTAAACCTCTGTAACCAGCAAATCTTCGAGCCACGCCGTATTCACGTTCTAAACGTAAAATGTCAGCTACAAATTCAGCCGGTGGAATCAAAGGAGATTCGTCGGTTGTATTCATGTAACCGGCGGCCTCTTTCGCTTTTTTAAGATCAGAGAAATTTTTCTCTTTTACACCTTTTAACCACAAAACGGTGTGAAGTTCTTTACTTAATGTTTTTGGCTTGTCTTCTTCTTGACCGTCATTAACATTTTTAGTCGATTTTGGAAGTTCCAATTTCGCTTTTAAATCAGCGACCTCTTTTGCAAGAGCATCTTCTTTAAATAAGGATTTAAATTTTTCCTTATCTTCAGCAGATAAATCCGCCACTTTAAACCGCAAATAGTCAGCTTCTTCAATAGTCAATTCAGAAACTGCTTTTGCTAAAAGTTCTTTTAAGTTCATTTTCTTACTTTCTTTCTTCTCATTTATACTTTTTTCTTGATGATCTGGACTTTCCGTCTGATCCTCTGGGGATTCTTTGACTTTCGGTTTTTGTTCATCTTCTGAAATATTATTATGACATATATTATTTTCTTTGTCAATCTCCATTTGCTTTTCGATTTCACAAGTTGATAGACCTTTTGATTTAGCCTCAACTAAAGCGTTTCGATTGCTACCAATTAAAACGGCGCTATACTCGATCATCTCTGAATTCATCCATTTATTACTTTCGAGATCATATTGCTTAGGAATAAAACCAATACTAAATGCTTTCATAAAGCCATTTTTATAAAGATTGTAAACCTCTTTTGCGAAAGGACTCTCATCGATTGCAAACTTCATCTTAGCAATTAACACTTGAATACCAGTTCGCATTTCTTTTCTAATTTGTAATGTTTTTGCAATCGCTAATTTTTTATAATCGTGTGACCAAGCCACGATGTTGTTTTTCATGTAAGTATCAACATCTAGACTTGCAATATCTAGTCTTTCCCCATCACGATCAGTTTCATCAGTTGCAACGACCGCCTCTAAAACACCCTCTTCTTGATCAAGTGAAATTTCTTTAACAGTCACGTTTTCATAAACTGTTTTCTTTTCTTTGATCAGTTTTTCGGAATCAGTCTTTTTGTTTTTCATAATTTACTTTCTTTTTCCCCCCCACTTATTAATAATATCACAACCAAGCATACTTTGACAAATCATTTTCACACGAACAACGCTTTTACACTTGTGGCACTTAATTTCAAAGTCAGCAATGTTAACATCTTTCGCTAAAATATGACCACAATTGGGACATTTAGCCTCTTTCATTTAAAACCTCCTGTGTAACCGGTAAAAGCGTGCAAATACAATTTGGATGAAGTGGTGGGTGGACAACGTTCTCGTAATCAGCGCTCATAATACCACCGTCAGAGCCGGTCATATTACCGCCCATTTTAATATAATCAGTATCAAGGCCGACTATTTTTCCGTTCATAGCGATACAAAACTCGCAAGCAGAAGGCTCTGCAAACCACTCTTTAGCAACCACACTCGGCGCTTGACGATAAGTTTCCAATGTCGCCTCGTTAGCAACGGCAATTGTTTCTGTTCTGGCGATTCTGGCCGCCTCAGTTGTAGTAATTCCATCATAAATACCAGTAATTCTCTTCATAATATCGACTGTTGTTTCGCCTAAATTGTTCGCCTCAATTAAAGCAGTAGAGATTTTGTTGATTGTTCTCTCATCAACATATGCGGCAAACATTCTAATTCTGTTTTGGATGTATATTTTTGAGGCCTCTGATAGACCATATTTAAAATCTTCGCCCACAATTTTAAACGCTTCGGCCATAATTTCTAAAAACTCCGCCTCGCTTATATCTGTTAAAGATTCCTGATATTTAGATAAGCTTTCTTGTAGATCAAACTTGTAGTTTAAAGGCACATAACCCTTATTAGAGTTTTGATCTTTTATAGTTTTAAGTTGCCATTTAAAAACTTTATTTAATCCTTTTTGATATTTTGGTAAAAATTTTATTTGAATTTTATAAACGGCAACTCGCATTGATTCGGCGGTTTTATACTGGATTCCACTACCTGTTAGCATTCCGTCCGGATAATCGACCGTTTCTATTTGGTCAGAATCGGCTTTTTCTTTACATTTTGGACAACTATGCTCCTTTTTTTCTTGGTTTTCCACACTCTTTGTTTTGTCTTTCTCTAGAGGAGTTTCCACAGTTTCGCCGGAGTTATCCACAGGTTTATCATCTTTAACATCATTTTTTGGCGCTGGTTCTGGAGCTGGATTACTATCGGTGCTTGAAACTATATATCCAACCGGTAAAAAATTACTTGGTTGATAAATTGCTTCGCCGCCATCAATAGGATCGAGTCCCTTTTTAGCACGAACCTCGTTA